CATTAAATTTATTTTTATGTTTAATAATGGAAGCGAGTTCTATTATTTCACATCTTGCTGATTGTTCATCAAAGGTTAAATTATTTCTAGGAACTCCAAAACAAACCCAAACTTTGTCTGTTAATTTTTTACCTGAACCGTATAACTTGAAAACAGGTGGCCATGCTTTATGAGCACCATTCGCACCTTTTTTTATTTGAGTAGATTCCATACCATGAGTCATATTAACACCATGATCATCAAGTCTATCTTTTGGTTGAGTTGTACCTTTACTCATTTTGTTGAAATATTTATTATCTGCCATTGAGTCAGTAAAACCATATCCTTTACCACAAGTTGTTCCTATTCTAATAAATGGTTTTTCATTCCATTCCCAAGGATTCTTTGTTGGTTTTTTATCAGAATGTACTATGGTATACATACATCCCTGTAATTTATTAGCAATCTCTTTGTACTTGTGCCATGGATACCATTCAGTAAATTTTATTTCACCCTGAATAAATCCAGATGAGTAAAGTTTATCTATATCAATTCCATTCATATTATAATCCTTCAATTTTAAATTTTTTAATTACATTCTTTGTAGGTATAACAGTTGTATTACCACCATCACCTAATTCCATTTTAACATTGTAGTTGTAATCACTCATCAAGATGTGCACCTTGTTATCATTCTTAACTAACCAACCTGTTGATACACAGGTTGCAGGTTTCATACCTTGAATAGTATCCATTTCTTTCCAAGAAGCATCACTTTGAATATCTTCCCAATATATTAAATAAAAATCATATAAGAATGGTATTTCTGGAACATCATTCTTAAACTTCTTTGATTTAACTTTTACTTTCTTCATAATGTCTATTATATCAAATTTTTTATTTGGTGTCAAGCCTGTCTATTTTTAAACATACCAGATTGTTTGAGTATGTAATTATATGAACCGACATAATCTAATATCTCATAACCCATCATCATCAACCAATCAATACCGGTTGCACCTTTCTTGTAAAAGTAGTTATGATCTTCTATGAAGATAATCGGTTCACATCTTTTTATAGTTTCTTTAGCACCTTGTATTAACTTTACCTCATGTTTCTCTACATCTATTTTCATAAAGTCAACGTGTGGTATATTAAAACTATCTAATGTCTTTGTTTGTATTTGTATTATCTCATTATCACCTTTGACTAGATTACTCTTATATTCTAAAGTGCTTCTGCCAGTGTTTCTACCTGTGCCTACTTTCATATCCATTTTAGTTTCTTTATCAGATAATGCATATTCATTTAATGTAATATTACTTTCGATACAATTCTTCTTATGGCACTCTATGTGTTTTGGTATAGGTTCAAAAGCAATAACTGTATCAAACAAATAAGACAATCTCTTTGTCCAAATGCCTACATGACCACCACAATCTAATGCTACTTTTCTATTAGAAATATATTTCATAGCACTATCGAATTGTTTTTGTTCATAGTTAGCACCCCACCGACTATAATTATCATTGTCAGGTACCCAAATCTTTTTATCTTTAGTTAGGTGCATTTAACCCTCCTTGTTATGATAGATACTATTTTCAAAATCGTGTTTGGTAAATGGCATTTCTTCTATGTTCATTTCAACTTTATAAGCGTCTTTAAGACATCTTGCCATATCATCAAATCCTGCTCTATAATCATTATCCCACTTTTCTTTTTTTACTCTATCAGGATGTTTTATAATAACTTCAAATCTTTTTAAATTCTTTTTACCGTGATAATATTCTTTTAGAATACCTCTAAAATAATCATATACATTAGCTTTACCAGATGAGTATTGTTTAGCAACTGTATTTGGTAGTTTATTATATTCTTTTATTTTTTCATCAATAATTTTTTTATATTCTTTCTTATCCCAATCAATTAAATTTGTCGGTGGAATAGTAGTTGAATCTTTAATTCGTTTCTTAACTTGATTATTAACCCATCTTCTTTCAGCTTGCGAATGGCACCATTTGTTTTTTATGTCTTTTATTTCTGTTGATTTTAAATCAGTATTATAAGAAAGGTGCATATCTACAATCATTTTTACGATGGTATCTAAATCAGTTTCTAGTGTTTTTAATGTGGTTCTTGGATTTAAACAATTTGCAAAATATATAACTTCTTTTTCACTCCATTGTGAATGGACACTTGCTGGGATTCTAATCATTCTAAGTTTATATACATATTCAGAAGTTATAGCCGCTTCAAGAGTATGAGCGCCACCAACTAAATAATCACCTTTTTTACCATTCTTTTTTTCTCTATTTTCTAATATAACAATTAGAAAATCTTGGTCTATATTTTCAAGTTGACCGTGATTTTCATCCATCAAATCTCTAAGCACTTTAACATGCTTCATATCTATTTCTTTATCTCTTACTTGCCAAAATAGTAAATCATTTAAAGGACTTGTTGGTTTCAACACACCACTTCCCTTTTTATCTATATCTTTATCAATATCAACCCACTCAGCATCAATACCCGCATAACTATGATCCTTCCTAATCTTATCAGCGATATCTCCTATTTTTTTAGTATCAAGCAGTTTAGGTTTATTTGAAATACCATTGCTTTCATTATAACACATTGGATCTTTAGCAGCATTACGACTAGTTAAAAAATCTTTTTCCCAAGCTTCCATATCATCCCAGGTACCAACTTTTATAATTTCTCTTTCTATTTCATTATTTGAAATTGCTTTTTTCAATTCTGTATTTTTTGAACTAGTAGTATACTTATCAATATCTTGTTTACTAATTCCCCAATAATACTTACGATTTTTTATATTATTTAATTTGTAAGCCCACGCCTCTTCATCATTTCTTTGTACTTTATATTCAGTTTTTATCATATTATAGTCCTTTCATAATGTAATAGTCATATTGTATCATATTGTGGTCATTTTGTAAAGCATACAAGGAAGGGCGTTGACTAGACGCCCCTCCGACTACATTATGAGATAGGTTATTTTTAGTAACTAACATTACCATCCTCACTATCATCGGAATCTTGTTCTGGTTCAGATTGTAACCATGAAGTTACATCTTCGCCGCCATCAATCTTTGTATAAAGATCAATGAATGAAGTTTTGGTATCAGTATCAAATCTGTTAGTACACATTTGGATTGATTTCATTTTATCTTTGAAGATAGCATAAGCGTCAACAATGTGAACTAAACGTCTAGTGGATATGATTTCATCAACACCGCCTTCGTAAAATGTTTTTCTAATAATGTCAGCCCAAGTAATTAAGTTATCGGCAAACTTTTTATCAGCGTCTTTAGTAAGACCTTTTTGAGTCATTACATTTTCTAACATCTTGATCTCATTCTTATTAGAAGGATAAGATTGTTCGATTGTAATTGGAAATCTTTCAAGAAATGCCTCATTAAGAATATTAGTACCGATAAACTTACCGTCATCAGAACCTTGCCCTTTAGTATTGGCAGTTGCAATTACATTAAACCCTGGTGCAGGTTTAACAAATTTGTTTATCTTTTTAATAAAGACACCATTACCTTCTAGTATTGGTTGTAAACACATAACTTTATTAGATGCTAAATCAATCTCATCTAAAAGAAGTATTGCACCTCTTTCCATTGCTTCGATAACAGGACCATTCTGCCAAACAGTTTGACCGTCTTGCAATCTATAACCGCCAAGTAAATCATCTTCATCGGTTTCGATTGTGATGTTTACACGGATACATTCTCTTTTAGTAACGGCACAAGCCTGTTGCACATTCATGGTTTTACCATTGCCTGATAAACCAGTTATAAAGATAGGATAAAATTGTTTTGATGTAACAATAGATTTGATATCTTTGAAATGACCCCATGGTACAAATACAGGATCTTTAGTTGGTACGATATTGCCAGTTAAACTTGAAACAACATATGCTGCTTGATTAACAGTATTTGTTTCAGGTGCTGTTTCAGTTTTTGTTGAAACAGGTTCACTTACAACTGGCGAGATATCGCCATTAATTGGAAGACGATATACGCCTCTTGCAATTTTGTAAGTATTAGATTTTAACCACGATGGGTTTTTAATTTGATTACAAACAATGTAATCGTTAATTTCGGATCT